GGGTTGATGATGCTGTGCTCGCGCCGATCAGACCTTGGGCGCTTGGATGCTGGGCGATTCGGTACCCAGCTTGGATCAAGGCTCACTGAGCCGCGAGCACAGCATCATCAACCCAGCCCTGCCAGACGCCACAGCAGGCTGGCGCGAGCGCCTGTTTCAGAAGGCGCAGGTGGTGCTGGGTGAGGTGCTGCTGGGCGAGGTCAACACCCGCACGCCTCGGCGCACGCTGGTGCACTTGGAGCCCGCACCCATCTTGGGTGCCATGGCCTTGGGCGCGCAAGGCACCGTGCGCTGGCGCACGCTCACAGAGATGCACATTTGCATCTCTGGCCTCGATGGCAACGCGCCCTACGACTTCCCTGACCGCAGCGCCAGCCACCTGCTGCGCCTGCACGCCAAGGCCACGGCGACCAACAGCAGCGCGCGCGTGCAGCCCAAGCGTGCGGCCACGCACAGCAACCGCGCCGCTTGGCGCGGCCAGAACTGGACGGGCGTGCGCTGGCCGCGCTCGACATGGCAAGACATACGCGAGCACATAGGCAGCGGCCACAGCAGCAGCCACAGCACAGAGCCCTGATTTCCCTGACCCCTTTCTTACACACTGGAGCACCCGATGGCGATATTGACTGCCGAGCGAAAATCGGGGGTCACGAAAATCGGGGATCTGACCATGATTTCGCCTCCAGCGGCAATCCACGATCTCGACGCTGCCAAGTGTGGCCGGCTTCCCAAACGAAGCACAGCCGCCACTGGTCGTTGATGCGGATGCTGTACTGCCCCGCCCGGTCACCCATGGGGCTCAAGCACCAAGCAGATGGGCGACTGCTGCCGTTAATGCGCAGCAGCAATCAACGCTTGGTTGATGGCTGCCGCCTTCGATGGAGCGCCGCGCTCGAGCAGCTTTTGCAGTGCTGCAAAAGCTTCAGGCGACAGCAGTCCGCCGGGGATGCGCTGGGCGCCAGTCTGCAGCTTGCGCTTTTCGTAGGCGCTTTGCTTGCTACGCGGCGTATGCACCGCACCAAAGCGGCCAGCTTTCGCGTCTTCCAAGCCTTCACGCAGGCCCGGCAATGCTTGGCCAGCATCCGCTTCGATGGCGGCAGCCATCTTGTTGAGATCCATGTGTTGCAGACCCTTGATGTTCATGGCTTAGCTCCTGTGTTGAATGGCCTTGGCCGGCAAATTCTCGCGTTCGCTCTTGGCGTAGATGGCGATCAGCAGCAAAAAACCCTCTGGCAAAAAGTTTAGGTAAACCACGCGCACGCCGCTGCGCTTGCCTGAGCCGGCTCTTTTCCAGCGAATTTTCCGAGCGCCCTCGGCACCTGGAATGACGTCGCCCGCTTGTGGGTTGGCGGCAATCCAGTTGATGAACGCTTCGCGCTCATCGCTGCGCCAGATGTTGGCCGCCTCCCGCTGAAAAGTCGTGGTCTCTACAACGGTCAGCATGGGCATGGTGCGCACATTGTAAGCTGTAACGCGCGTTACCGTCAAGCTGCTAGCAACCGCGCCGCTTGGCGCGGCCAGAACTGGACGGGCGTGCGCTGGCCGCGCTCGACATGGCAAGAAATGCGCGAGCACATAGGCAGTGGCCACAGCAGCCACAGCACGCAGCCGAACGAGCGCGAGGCGCTCAGACGAGCTTGAGCAGCGCCTTGACCTTGGCCTTGATCTCGGCCAACTCGGCGCTCGTGGCCTGGCCCTTGCGCTGCGCTTGGCGCGACTTCCAGTCTAGGCTCTTGACTTGATCGGCCAAGGCAGCGCCGCTGGCTCCGTCGCCAGACAGCGGCACCTCGAAAGGGTAGCCCTTGATCTGGTTGGTGATCGGCACGCACAGCAGCAGCCCCGAGCGCTGGTTGTACGCCTTGGGGCTCAGGACGACGGCCGGTCGGCGCCCGGCCTGTTCGTGTCCGCTTTGGGGCGTGAAGTTGAGCCAAACGATCTCGCCTTCATCGGGGGCGTACAGCGCCATCAGAGCAGTTCCTGCCCTTGCGCAGGCCCAAAGTCTTGCTCGGTGTGCCGGTTTTGCGGCGTGATGCCGGCCAGCAAGGTATCCAGATCGTAGGCCGGCGCGGCCGGCTCAATGACGATGCGCCCGTTTAGCGCCCGCACCTGCACCGCCTGATCCAGCCGGAGGTTTGCCGCCTCCATCACCGCTGCCGGCAGCCGAACGGCAGGGCTGTTGCCCCATTTTTTTACATGCTGAAGCGCCATGATGGCCCTTTCGTAGAAACAAACGTAGATACAGACGCAGTATAGCCGATGGCTTGGCTGGTGTCTACAAACGCATCCACCTCACCACTGAAGGAGCACCCGATGGCGATTTTGACTGCCAGCGGTCGCGCGGCCCTTGCCGCAGCGATCAAAGTACAGACCCTGCACCTGGCCTTGGGCGAGGGCGACCCCTTGTGGGACACCAACAGGGAGATCGGCACAGCCTTTGATGCCGCCGGCCTGATCGACTTGGGCGCACTGCACCTGATCGACATCCGCGTGACTTCGCTCGATGGCCACACCCTGTATGCGCTCGATGTGGACTACAGCGCCAACGCGCGCGAGGGCCTGATCCGACGCTTGCCCGCGAGCACCATCCCCGAGCAAGGCGAGGTCTGGGTGCGCTTCAAGATCGGGCACCCACCCGAGCCGGTGGTGCAGACCGCTTTGCTGCGCGAGGTCGCACGGCGCGTGGTCGACGAGGTCTATTTCGTTGCACCAGACCCCGAGGGCGTGATCACCGTGCCCACCGGGCGCTACCGGCTGGTGCCAGAGCCCACCAACCACCTGTTCATCCGGGTGCGCTTTGACTTCGAGGACGCCGCGCGCTCGGTGGTGCGCGAGCAAGGCCTGTTCGTCGGCACCCAGACCGATCCAGCGCTGCCCATCGGACAGAAGCTCTTTGCGCCCACCCAGCTCACCGATCCCGGCATCTTGCTCGTGCTGCAGAACTCGGTGCCCATCGTGCGCCAGCCCAGCACGCGCGAGACCTTCGAGTTTGTCGTCACCTTCTGATTCTTTATTTGCGAGAGGCATCCCATGATCGAGCGCCACTACAACCTGTTTGACCCGGCCAAGCACTACACGCAGCTGCTGTTTCGTGCCGGCGACGGCCTGCAGTCTCGAGAACTCAACGAGATTCAATCGGCCCTGATCCACCGCCTGCAAGGCGTGGCCGACGCCCTGCTCAAAGACGGCGACATCGTCAGCGGTGCCAACCTGCAGATCGACATCGAGAGCGGCCTCGTGACGCTTGAGGCCGGGCGCGTCTATCTGCGTGGCGCGGTGCGCGAGGTGCCACCGGCCAGCTTCACCGTGCCCATCGACGGCCGCGTGTCCATTGGCGTGCGCTTCAACACCCGCGCCGTGACCGAGTTGGAAGACCCCACCCTGCGCGAGCCAGCGGTGGGTGTGCGCAACTACCAAGAGCCCGGTGCCGGGCGGCTGCAAGAGGTTCTGTCTTGGGGCTGGGAAGGTGCGGACACCAGCGACGGCCAAGGCGGCGACTTCCACGGCGTCTATGCGCTGGACAACGGCATCATCGAGAACCGGCGTCAGCCGCCGGCGCTCGATGGCGTGATCGCCAGCCTGGCGCGCTACGACTACGACGCCAACGGCCACTACGTCACCGAAGGCCTTGGCGTGCGCTTCCTGAGCACCGACACCGAGGCCCAAGAGCACGTGTTGTCGGTCTCGGAAGGCCGCGCCAACATCCACGGCTTCAAGGTCGAGCGCAGCCAGTCGCAGCGCCTGCGCCTGCCCATCGACCCCGATCTGCAGCGCGTCAACAGCGAGCCGCAGGTGTTTCGCAACAGCGGCGACGGCACCATGGTGGTGACCATCAACCGGCCGCCGCTGGCCCAGGTGCTCGACATCAAGGTCACGCAGCAAAAGACCGAGACCGTGGTTCACGGCCCCTTCACCGGCGCGCGCGACGTGCTCACCGAGCCAGCCGTGGTGGCCGTGATCACGGTCAGGCAAGGCACCACCACCTACAGCGCCGGCACCGACTTCAGGCTGGTGGGCGACGAGCTCGATTGGAGCCCCGGCGGCGCCGAGCCGGCACCGGGCTCGAGCTACCAAGTCACCTACCAGTACATCGCCAGCCTCACGCCCACCGAGTTGAGCGACAGCGGCTTTAGGGTTGCCGGCGTGGTCGAGAACTCGACCATGCACATCGACTACCTGTGGAAACTGGCGCGCGTGGACGTGCTGGTGCTCAGCGCCGACGGCCAGATCGAGCGCATCAAGGGCATCAGCCAGGTGCGCAACCCGGCGCCACCCACGCTGGGCGGCGCGCGCTTGGCGCTGGCCGAGATCGTCCACGACTGGCGCAGCGACACGCAGCCGCAGGTGCGCAACGTGGCCGTGCGCACCATCAAGGTGGCCGAGCTGACAGCGATGCAGCGCCAGATCGCCGACCTGTACGACCTGATGGCGCTGGAGCGCTTGCGCATCGACGCCAACATCCGCGAACCAGCGGCCAAACGCGGCCTATTCGTCGACAACTTCCTCGACGACGATCTGCGCGACCAAGGCGCAGCGCAGACCGGGGCCATCGTGCGCGGCGTGCTGACGCTGCCCATCAACGCCAGCGCGCAGCACGTCAACACCAACGGCGGCGCGCTGCTGACGCTCGACTTCACCTTGGTGCCCGTGGTCGAGCAACTGGCGCGCACGGGCGCTATGCGCATCAACCCGTACCAGTCGTTTGACCCGGTGCCCGCGCGCGTGACCCTAAACCCGGCGGTGGATCAATTCACGATCATCCACACCACCTGGGCTTCGGACATCACCGAGCGCCTGATCACCGGCTGGGGCTGGGTCGAAGCGGTGGTGGACACCCGGCGCACCGAGCAGGTGCTGGATGCGCGCACCGAGGAGGCGCAGTTTCTGCGCAGCATCAACGTCGGCTACCGCGTCGAGGGCTTTGGCCCGCGCGAGGCGCTGGCGCAGTTGCGCTTTGACGGCATCCCCATCGCGCAGCCGGCCAACACGGCCGCCGATGCGGCTGGGCTGCTCAGCGGCACCTTCCTGATTCCACCCTCGATTCCAGCCGGTGCCAAGCTGGTGGAGTTCTTGGGTGCGGGCGGCAGCTTTGGCTCGGGCACCTACGTTGGGCGCGGTCGCATCGTGACCGAAACCCGGCGGCGCATCCTGACCACGGTGGTCAACCGCTGGGATCCGCTGGCGCAGACCTTCACCTTGCCAGCGCGGCGCGTGATCGGCGGCCTCGATCTGTGGTTCACCACCCGAGGCGGCTCGGCGCAGGTGGTGGTGCAAATCCGCGAGACCTTGGTCGGCATCCCAACCACCACCGTGCGCAGCGAAGGGCGCTTGGCGGCTTCGGCCATCCAGACCAACGGCAACCAGACGCGCATCACGCTCGACCCGGTGGCGCTGGAGGCCGACCGCGAGTACGCCATCGTGGTGCTCACCGACGACGCCAACCACGCTGTGGCAGTGGCCGAGCTGGGGCGCTTTGACCCGCGCAGCGGCTGGGTCACGGCCCAGCCCTACCAGATCGGCGTGCTGCTGTCGTCGTCCAACGGCATCACCTGGACGCCGCACCAGACCAAGGACTTGACGTTTCGCCTGCTGGCCTGCCGCTACACGCAAAACGCGCGCACGGTGGACTTGGGGGCCTACACGGTGAGCGAGTTGTCGGACGTGATGGCGCTGGCTGGTGTGGATCGCCCCGGCGCTGGCACCGATGTGCAGTTTCGCATCACCGACGCCCAAGGGCGGGTCACCACCTTGGCCGAAGATCAGGGCCGCGCCTTGAGCGAGCGCCTATCGGGCCAAGTGACGGTGGCGGCGCAACTCACCGGCACCGAAACCGCCAGCCCGATCCTCTACCCGGGCACGCAGCTGGTGTTTGGTTCGCTGCAGGCGGCGGGCGACTACTTGTCGCGCGCCATCCCGGCGGCGGCCACCTTTGCCGTGGCGGTGACGTTTGAGGCGCTCACGCCCGGCACCTCGAGCGTGAGCGTGCAGGCCGAATCGGGCACGCCGGGCACCTTCAGGGATGTGGAGCTGAGCGCCGGTGTCGAGGTGGGCAACGGCTGGGTCGAGCGCACGCACCGCGCCAGCGGCTTTGTGGGTGTGGGGGCAAACCGCAGCACGCGCGTGCGCTTGGCGCTGGCGGGCTCGCCGCAGCACCGGCCCTTTGTGCGCAACCTGCGCGTCGTCATCACCTGATGAGGTGCTGCCATGAGCCTTGAGCGCACGCCGCGCGGCTACCCACTGCCGCACCCCGAGCACCTGCTGTCGGACGACGTGCTCAACCTGCGCGACGCCATCGAGCGCATCGATGCGGACGTGGCCGCGCAGGAGCAAGCGCTCGTGCAGGCGCAGCAGCACATCAGCGCGCGCCTGCAGCGCCAGCGTTTGCGCGTGTTTCATCACTTCGACTTTTAACCACAGGAGCCCTCCATGGCCAAAGACCCCTTGTTGCGCGATGCGGTGCGCGCGATCAAAGCCAAGATCGAAGCCGCCGCAGCCGTCGCCACGCCCGAAGAGCTGGCCTACCTGGGCACAGCGATTGACCGCATTGGCGGCCGCGCCACGCTGCTCGAAGTCGAGGACTTGGGCGATGTGAAGATGGACGAGATCACCGCCTTGGCCGCCCAGCGCCAAGCCGACACCATCGCCGCCATCGACAGCTCGGCCGGGGCGGCGGTGGCGCACGTCAACGCCACCCAAACCGCTGCCACCAACGCCATCAACGCCACCCGCACGGCGGCGCAGACGGCCATCACGCAGACCCAGAACACAGCGCAGTCGGTG